CCACTGCACAGTGCCACTGAACGCGTACCCAATATCCTCAGTGTAGCTGTAGCTAATCTTGTAGTAGTCGTCCTCGATGTCAGCAATGACAAACTTCTCGTCCTCATTCGTCGCGACCACATATGCCCAGCTAGCATTTGGAAATGCGTTCCAGAGCGCGGAGTTGATTGCCTCCAAGCGCGCCTCTACGAACTCACTCTCGTTCTTCTCTGTTGCCATAATTGCTCCTTTGAATATCCACAAGCAGTGAGGTTCTACAGTGAACTTCCGGTCCTTGTCGCCACCCATTGGAGTGAAGTCCAAATCGACAACACGGATCTCGACGCCTAACCTTACGGCGTTCTTCCACCAACTTGACTCTTGTCGTATCGGTAGCAGCATGACAATCGTGCTACCATGCTTTGAGCTCTCTTCAGATGCTTTGCTGACCCACTGCTCTAGTCCGAGATGCCAAGGCGGCGAGCACCAACCATCATCTTTCCAGTCCATTTTGAAAGCGTCCATGTCCTCGGTCACCCATTTGGGCAAGAGGTGGAACTTATCGGACGCGGCGTAGTCAACCTGGAGATTGAATTCCTTGTTGAACTCGTCGAACCACTTCTGGGGTGTTGCTAGATAGGTGTCCTCAGACATAAAAACAGGCCAAGCTCCTCGCCCCCACGAGGTCTTGACCTTGACCTTGCTATTATAAACTATTTCACCGACTACTGCGAACCCTAACGCCTGGTCTTTAGGATGTTCTCCGTCACGCGCAAGATCGCCTTCCGGAAGAAGCGGATGTACAGCTTCAAGAACGGACCCCGAATGACTGTCTGCACCGTGTTCCACCGGCCCCTATGCATCCAGGCCTGACGCTGCTCGTCTTGCACCCACTGAGCATAGGGGGTGACGTTCCAGACAGACCCGCGCACCTTACGAGGGCTGCCGGACACGCTGCCCTTCAAGAAGCGCCAACGTCGACCAAGCGTGCCCGTGCGCCTGTACGTAGACCCAATGGGCGGGGGTGGGTAGATCGCTAGATGCCTCTGGGCAATCACCAACGACTGTATGGTCGCGAACTCCGTCGCCTTCTGCAGCGCGTGCGGGAACTTCTTGAACGCCTCGGCAGCGCGGACCACATCTCGGGCGTCCAGTGTGAGTTCTAATGTTTGAGTTTTAGCCATCGTCAGTGGGACCGAAGATCGGATTGTCCAAGCTAGTAGTACCCGTAAACTCGTCGAACGCGTCGCCCAGCTCACTAGTGACCGCGGCCGTGATCCAGCAGCGACAATTTACGTGACTTGGAGGCCCGTCGACCTCACCCAGATCGGTAAAGAAAAGTGAATCGAGTAACACCCTCGTGCCGTCGAGCGGGCGGCAAATAGGACACACCAATTCATCTCGGGCTGAAGACCACCGCTTATGTGTAATCACACCGGACTCTCTCCACGCCACCAAAGCACCCTCTGCGTACGCCCGGGTGGCCTCGGTCGCGGCGATCGTCGCGGCGCGGCTGTGGCTCATCCACGTGCCCTCTTGGATCTTGGTCACCAGCTCAGGGAAGGTACCGCCAGTCTCGATCCACGAAGCAAGGCTGCTCCTGAGGTTCTTCTTGTCGGTGTCGGTGAGGGTCTGCTTGAACAGCGGGCTCGACTCTCGCACCAGATGCATCGTGTGCTGAAACGCCCAGTCAGCAACGTCAGTGTCAACCCTACCAGGCTCAACGGACACGGCGAAGTTGGCCTCAAGGTCGCCTACCGCTATGTCGACACTCATGCGCGCCGCCTCCTCCATGAATGGGAGGATGTCCGCTATGTATCCATTCTCCCACATCACCCAGAACTCGGGCGGCAGGCTGATCAGGTCATCATCGAACTTTAGCCATCGCTCGATCGTGCGTACTCTGTGGCCCTCATACAGCGGAACTAATGTCTTAGCTGGTCGCATGTACTTGAACGGGCCGGCCTTGTCAGGGTAAAGTTTACGCAGTTCGGGGATTAGGCGCTCGAACTTTCGCTGCCACCCGATCACCAGCTGCTCGTTGAACCGCCTCTCCCAGTCGCGGTAGATGTCGTGGAGTGGGGACGTCTCGGGGAAGCGCCCCTCACCCTGACCGAAGCTAGCAGAGGGTGCAGCCACCTTTAGTCTAGATGCCATGTTTATCCCGCCAATGATTAGGCCAGTCTTCCCAGGCTAAAGGCTTGCCGCACATACATACCATCGGCGGCATGCCGGTGCCGTAGGTCTTAACCGTGGCGTACATCGCGTCAGCAGAGCTGCGCCGGTCACCAACCACGCTGAAGAGCTCACGGGAGGCAGCGAGCATACCCTTGCTCCAGAGAGCTCTGTTCTCGTCCTTCTGCTTAGTCGTCAGTGGGCTCATCGGCAGCGTCAAAATCTGTCACTCCAAATCCCACTCCTGGTACCATGCGAGGGGGGATGAGCTTGTGGTCCACCTTCTCATCGAGCAGCCCCTGCCTCTGGGACTCCATAACGCCCAACTCCGGACCAAGTGCCTGGATCAACGTCTTGACCGCACGAGCGCGCTTGTCCGCGACCTCGGCCTCCAGTGCCTCGTCTTGTGGGACTACCCCCTCGAAGTGGGCCTCAATGTTCTCAGTGCCACCCTCGTACACGGTGTTGATCATCATCGTCATGGTGGCGGCTATCCGCTCCAGCGACGGTGCGACCGTGTACTTCAGGGTCATGTACTCTCCAACCTCTGCATTAGAGCGATTGACGTCCTCGCTCAGTATCACCGCCGGGTGCACGCCGAAGATGCCGAAGATCCGCATCCTATTGAGCTTGGTGCCCTCGATGAACTCAATGTCCCGCATATTCATGCCCATGTCCCGGTACTTGAACGACTGCCAGAGGAACGCCACCTGGTGAGCCTTCGACGGATCCCCGGTGTAGGTGTCCTTCAGGTACTCACGCATCGCTCTTACTTGATCGGGTGACACGCTCTCACGGTCACTCTCGATCACGCCTCCCAGTCGCATCCCGTTCTTGAACAGGGCGGCGTTCTGGATCTGCGCGGCCAGGTCAGATGAGGACGCGTAGTTGGCAGCCTCAATGGGTGATAGCCCCTCGTAATCCTTCAGCGGGTGGTACCGCTTGAAGTGTGTCATCGCGCTGGGCTTGAACATGATCTTGCTCCCATCCAGCTCATACAGGTAGCCATCTATATACTCTGTCGCCGACGGCTTGATCGTCAGCCGATCGGGGCGCACCGCCCAGAGGGCCACAGGTTCCTTGGTCCGCTCGACCAGTTTCTGGTGGTCGTTCTGCTCCACTGGCTTCTCACCATCGTCAAGGTGCCAATACGCGTTGCCGTTCAGCTGCATGGTGATCAGCTGCTGCTCGACGAACTCGAAGGTGCTGTTCCACGGGTTGGGTGAGTCCCAGAGCTCCATGAACGGGTGCTCATCCGCCGGCTTGGTGGGCCAGCCCGTGATGATGTCACGCTCGGAGTTCGCGTCGAACAGCTGCAGCTTGGTCGCCTGCATGGCGGCCATCTCTGCCACCCTGTTGACGCACATGTAGACCAGGTCTGAGCGCGTGTAGCGCAGCGCCTGGTTGGCGTAGATCAGGTTGTCGGTGACATCACCGGCTGCGCCCGTCGTGCTGCGCGTGACGCCCGCCACGGGCACCAGGGTGCCACTGGGTGAGACGATCTTGTCGGTCACCTGTCGACGCTTCCATCCGAATGGCATTATTCCTCCTCAAAATTGCGATTGAAAAGAGCAGCGATCACACCGAGTGCTGCCCAAAAAACGGGTACCCCCACCAGGTACACGAGAGGATCCAGACCTCGAACCGCGAACAGGATGTACAGCGGGAAGAGCACCAGCAGTGTGAATGCCACGTGCTGAACAACCAGACTAACTCTCATGACTTGCCTCCTTGATGCATCCAGTCCGGGAACTCGTACAGCCCCGGAGCCCAGTAGGTCTCAGCACACCGGGCACAATCCACGCTCTGTCGCTTATCTCTTATGGCCACATACATATGGGTAGGGTGCGCGAAAACGTGTCCGTACCGCGAGCAGAAGAACATACAGTTCCACGCCCACGTCAGCTCTCGAAGTTTGAACTCCAGCCAGCTATTCATCGTTGTCCCCCATTATCCACTTCCTCGAGCGTCGAATATCAAAGTACAGAAACACACCTAAGAACACCATGAAACCAGCAATCACAGGGAATGCCTCAGGACAGTTGCAGTTACTTATCGCCATCCAAATCAACGTTGGCATCTTGCCTCCTTATGTTCCCGAAAGTTCATAAACGTAAATTGAAGTACATATAATTGCGAGTAGGCAGGCAGGCTACCTAGTTGACCGCGAATCGATCTACAGTTTTTCCAGACTCACTCATTACATACACGTTTGCCGGGGAACGTATAATCACATCCTGAGCGGACACATCTCCCCAGTCTAAGCGCAGAATTACCACGCCGTACTTCAACTCATCGTTACCCTCAGCGACATCCACATCAAAGCTAGACACGAACCCATCGGTGATTTCTATATCTAGGCCGTTTGGAGATTCCGGATGTCGAATTACGTAGCGTTTGCATTCTAGCATTCGCTCGTTGTTGACGTTACTTCCTCTTGGTACGATCTTCAAAAACATATCTTTCTCCCTTTCTGTCTATCTGCCTGCCTACTCTTCTGCCACACCTCAGTCCCATGTTCAGTGTGATCACGCGCAGTGATACGAAGCCCTGCTTAGGGGGCCAGGATTCCCACCTATACAGGCAGTTTCCTGGGCCTGCGCTGGTGCGCTGTCTTACACAATGGACCCGGTGGGATTTGAACCCACATGTCCTCGGCGTGCCGTTGATCATCTTACTACCGGAAGCGGTCACCGCCGTAGAGGAGCTCTCCTAAGTATCGGGCCCCACTTAGATTATACCTCTTCCTCCACAGCGCTGTGAGCCAGCCGTGCCTCCGCTATCGCGGTGTACTGTGCCTCTGCCTCGATGCCAACGACTTCATCCCACCCAGCCCGGGCAGCGCCGATCATCTCGCTACCACTACCAGAGAACGGCACCAGCATGCGTCGGCTTCGGCCTTCCAGCTCAGGTGGCAGGCTGAGCAGTGCTAGGTAAGTGAGCAGCTTGATAGGCTTGACCGTGGGATGAATGCACCCCTGGGCACGCTGCTTCTTGTCCAGCTGTTCCCATTCGATCTTACTGACCTGTTTGAATCCCTTGTCCACACGCTGCCAGTAGAAGTCCTCCAGACCGGCGTCCTTCTCGGATCGACTGGCCTTGGCGCAGTAAAAGAAGCGGGATGGTCCTCCAGTGTCTTTATAGCCTTCGTCAGTATTGTTGGCTGTCCAACCGTGGATTCCGTAAAAACCTTGAATATCGTGTTTCTTGCGAGTTGTTCTAAAGCTACTAGAAAGCTCCCCCACCTGATCATCCAACTGCCGCACTGGGCAACCTGGAACACATGCCCAGCGTGCATCGCCCGCCTGCACACACTCCTCATGGTGGGTGAGCATCAGGTTGGCAGGCCATCGGCCGTTCGGAGCTGGAGACGCGCGCTCTTCACTTGACCGCTCATCACTTAATTTGGCTTGGTTGTATGTTGTTTTGCCTACTTTAGAAGAGTGCGGAGTCATTCGTTCTTCAGGTTCATCATGGCTAATTCGGGAACCATCAATATTCAATGCCCCAGATCCAAACTCCACCGCCAGCTGTGCGAAGGTGTGTTTGCCGCGGGGCGCCCGGCACAGGAACACGGGTTCCCAGGCTGGCTTGAGCGCGGTGCCGTAGCTGCCCCAAACCTCGGACTCGAGAGTAACGGGTTTCGTTTCATCGTACTCTGGCTTGAACTCACCAAGGCTCTCAGTGTCGGAACTGGCCGCGCCTTTGGCTTTGCCTGTAACCTCGCGCTCCACTCCAGCTTCCTTGTCCATTCCCTTGCTTATATTATGCGATTTTGGGAATCCTTGACCTTGCAGCCACATCAAGCAGTCGACGATCTCAAACCCCCCAGTCTCAAGCCCCACGCCGAGGTGGTGGAAGGTCCGCGTGCCACCGAAGAACATGCACACCGCACCTGGGTACAGAGCCTTCTCGATCAGCAGGGCTGACCACTCAGCAATCCATTCTTGGTAGTGCTGCAGGCTTTCGAACCCATCCCACTTCTGACCCATGAACCCACCTGACAAGCGAGCATACCGCCCATCGCTGCCTTCCTTAGCGGGCGCACTGCCCTTCTTGCCAAATCGCTTGGTGATTGAGATTAGTGCATAGGGTGGATCTGCTAGAACTGCGTGAAACTTCTCCCCATCATAATTGGTCAACCACTCAACGAGCTCTGCTTGCTCTATGCTCCATCTCATTGGGCGGCCTTCAATGCGGCACGACATATCGCGAGAGGGGCGGTATCTGCCTCCACGAAGTCAGCGAAGTCTCCTCTCCAAATTGGGCTTCCTCCCGAGTTGTATTCCTCTGCAATAGTCACGCTCCAGGTTATTTGAGGAATCATGCCCGGACCCAAGGACTCGTCAATCGTATTTATTTCAATCAGCCATGTCTCCAGAATTCGCCCCACCACCTCCCATGCTGCTGCTATGTCGGTGCTGTAGCGAGAAGGGAACGCGGGGTTACCATCTGAAAGTTCAACTCCTCTACCCCTGCCGTCTTCCATGATGCCACCCACTATGCGCCACTCCATCACAGCCTCAGCCACCCACGTATCCAGACACCGGTTGGCCTCGTGTTCGTCTATCTCAGTCTCGCAATGTGGACATTTCATCCTTACCTCCATATCCCTGCTCCCCCAACCATGCCATCATATCATACTGCCCGTAGCGGAACAGCGCTAGCGCTACTGCGTCGCCGGCATCTGGTGACCTGCCGATGCGCTTCTTTATCTGGGCCTTGACCTCTAGCCTGATCTTGCCAGCGACAGGTCTGTAACGTGGGGCAGCTAAATCCGCTATGAGTTCGGGGTCGTCCGGGATCATAAGGACGCCATCTTCCATCATCTCCCGGATGTTCCAGTAGGCCTCGGCCCGAGCGTTGCCCAGCAGTAAGACGCCGGACTTGTCGGTGGCCTCGGACTTTCCCCCAAAGTTCACCGCCCGTATGTTGGCGCCGGTAAGCGTCTCCCTGGCCGCGTCGACCACGGCCCCACCAACACCGATAGCGTCGATGAGCTTCAATGCCTGCTGTAATTGCTCGGCAGCGGTACGACGATATGTATCGGCTGGGAGATTCTGATCGCCCAACAGGTATGCAGCTTGCAGCAGCATCTTGGCGTGGTCTATCCGCAGCCTGACGGATGTGGGGTTCAGCTGTATGGCCTGCTGCATGGCGGTCAGTGCTTCTGAGATATTCTCAAGTCTGCGGGGCAACTCGAGCTGGGCCAGGCTGATCAGGATCTTTGCGTTGGTGATCCTGAACGCATATCGCTGAGGGTCCCGGGCGATGGATTGCTCGACCAGGTCCCGGGCACGGGTAAAAGC